GATAGGTTGTTTGGTCTGCTATGTTGGTTGTGAATTTAATCCGGTGAAATACTAGCTGCATGGCTGCCCCTCTTTCTCTACTAGCATTAATGGATAACAAAACTCTGCTAAACCTTCACGCCAATCTGATTCGTTGTAGTCTTGCCAGGTATCGCTTCTATCCCTGTTTATTTCGTGCAATATTTCGGGCAGTGTCCAAAACATTGTTTCGTTTTGTTCAGTGTCGATTATTTCGTATGTTTCTGCCATTGTCTAACCCTCCAGTTCTATAGCCGCTACTGTTTCGGCTGTTGTTATGATGCCGCCTGTCAATGCTGCCCATTCACCCTCGGCGGTGCTTTGTGCTGACTCAAGGCCGTCTGCCTCAACAATTACAGTTCTTTCGACTGTGCCTATCACTGTCACCTGATATTGTGCCATTGGTTAACCCTCCTATGGTTTAATAGCGATTTAAAGGCCACTGACAGCCCTTTGGCCGTCAATGGTATTGGTTGTTGCCTTTGGTTTACTTGCTGGCTTGTGCAAGCTGTATAATCTTTAGCAGATACTCGCGTTCTGCTTGTGTTAGCTTTGCCGCTACCGCTTCCATGTTTTCGGTTGAGTTATCCGCTGCAATTGCGATAGCTGCGTTAAGGACGTTGTTTTGTGTTTCTAAGGTTAGCGTCTGCATGGTTTGGTTATTCCCTCTTGTTGTGGTTCATATAGTAGACGATTAAGGGCAGGCTATTATTGTGCTGCCTTTTTTCTTGGTTTCTTTGATGCAATGTTTCTGTGCATTTCTTGCAACTCCAAAATCCACTCAAAGTCTCCAGCCCAATATTCGTTGGAACTGAATATCGGACGGAAAGCTTCACCAACATCCATGAGGTTATCTGGTATTTTATCCCAGTTAATGTTGGTATTTTTCAAATCTCCGATTGTGATACGGTTTTTAAGATGCAGATAAACATTTTGCAAAGCATCAAATGCGACTTCCTGTTCTTCTGGCTTGAGATAAACGCGCGTGCTTAGTTTTTCAGCGAGCCTTCTCGATTTTACTAATTCGTTTAATGCCATTTCACTGTCCCTTCGTTTGTTTTACTTGCTGCGCCTTGCGCCATAAAGAGCTAACCCCATGCCAGCTATCAATAGCCCTATCTGCAAGGCAAATGCTGCGTTGGTCATTGGCTCGTGCATGCTTGATGCAAATAAGACCATGAAAAGCCCGAGGCCTATTGTCAGTTTGTTAGCCATTATGAAACCCTCCAATTGCTTGATGCCATGACATAGCGGTCAAAAAACGCCTTTTCCAGCCGCTTATATTTGCTTGGCCTGCCGCCTATGTACTGGTCAAGCCATCTGCGTCCGTTCTTGTCTGTTCTGGCATAACGTGCCGCCAGCCAGGCATTGATTGACAAATATTTATCGGCATTGATGTTATGAGTCTTTAACATTGTGTTGCCCTCCTAGTGTGTTAAAAATACGACTGGCTTTGATGCCTGCCAGCATAGGCCACAAGCGCCGCAATCTGGCGATAGTGTTTCTTCGTCTTTCTTCGCAAGCTTGCCTGTTTCTTTGCTAATTTGCGTAGGGCAAAGGAAAGCTTTCTTATCAGCTAGCAAGGCATTGCTGCGACTATCGTCATTAGATAATGCTGCAAAGCTATCAGTATATGAACCGCTAAACCTAACAGCAAAGCGAATGCCGCAAGCCATGCGCAACGATAACAAAGCTTCGCCTATTGCGCGTTCTTTGCTGTTAATAGCGTCATATTGATTTGCGGTATATCCGTAGACATGCAAAGCCGGAAACATACCAAGCCATTTTGCCCATGCTGCAACGTATGCAACGGAATAGAAATCACCTAAAACGTGAAGCCTTACTAAAAAGCCTTTAGGATATTTTGCTTGATAGTAAGTAAGGTCTGATTCTATTTGTGCTAGCAATGCATTGTCACCAGTGTACCTTGTCGCGTGCAACATGTTATTGCCGTAACAATCGTTCCAATGAATACAAGAGGCGGGACATGTTGCACGTTCTTCTAGCGTCAGTGTAAATATGGGAAAGCCTGCAAGCTTGCCCTTGGTAACCCGCTTGCCAAGCTTTACGTTTGTACTCTTCTTAATGGCGCGTTCGGTCTTTGCCATGCCATCTGATACGGATTTGACGCGCAAGCTATGATATACTGATTTACCAGCCAACACGGCCATCTGTGTTTTGCTTAATGGTTTCATTGTTTAGCCCTCCAAGGTTTAGGCGGCAGCGGTTAAGCTGCGCGCCGGTTGTTGTAACGGTTGGCGCATGTGATGTATGCGTCACCAAGAACAGCCTCGGCATTCATGCCGAGTTCGTTGCACTCTTTGACCGCCATGTATGCGTACCAGTCTAGCTTGTTGTCGTTGTGGCTGTGGTGCAATGCCCGCATAAAACAGTTTGACCACATAAGCATGAAGCCGATTGTCTCTTGTTGTGTTTTAGTTATCTTAGCCATTGTTTAACCCTCCAAGGTTGTTGTCTTAACCCCTACATAAGCGCATTAATCGCGCATTGCAATAGCTAATTATAAAAAAAGTTTACACATGCAGCGCAAAGCCTTACTGTGGCTTGTGTTTGGTAGGTGTTGGAATTGTTGAGGTTTTGTTTTGAATGGGGTTTGATTTACATTTGCATACACGCACAACGTACAGAACCGGACGCGCTGCAATGCAACAGCGCCGAGCCTATCACAGAATGTTAGGTGTTGCAAATATGTCACAGTGTTGCAGCCAGGCCACAGTCGCACGCGCAACGCAAAACAAAAGCACGCGCCAGCGCAAGGCATGGGGGGCCTGTTTTGCAAGGCGGCACACCCCAGCACGCGCGGCCACGTTTATATATGTTAAATACTACTATCCAGCACACACACAGGAGTAACCATGACCAAGCTTACCAGACAGCGCACAGACATAATCATATCGAGTATTGCAGACGGGCATAGCATTGTTGACGTATGCGAGGCTACTGGCGTGTCCAGGACTGCGTTCTACCAGCGTTGCAAGAGGGATGAGGAGTTTGCAGCGGCTGTTAAGGAAGCGCAGCAGTACAGTGCAGAGAAGGCTTTAGAGGAGTTAGATACTTTGTATGGTGATGCGTTGCATGGTAGGAAGGATTACAACCCTAATGTATTGCGAGACTATGCACATCATGTGCGGTGGAAGGTAGGCAAGGTGCTGCCTGAGAAGTTTGGGGAAGCTAAGAACCGTGCTGGCGTAGAAGTCAGTGATGGTACAGTTAGGATATTGTGGGAGACTGACAGTGGCACAAGCAGTTAAGATACCTTATAAGCCTCGGCCTCTACAGGCAGAGATGCACAACAGTTTAAAGAGGTGGAACGTGCTGGTTATGCACAGACGCTTTGGCAAAACTGTGTGGGCTGTTAATGAACTTATTAAGAAAGCCCTGACCTGTGAGTTACCAAGGCCAAGGGTGGCGTTTGTAGCCCCTACATTTACGCAGGCCAAGAGGATTGCTTGGGATTATGTGAAGTTCTATGCGGGTGTGATACCAGGTGTTTCTTTTAATGAGACAGAACTGCGTGTGGACTTTCCTAATGGTGGTAGGTTGATGCTGTTGTCTGCTGAGAACCCAGATAGTTTGCGTGGTATCTATTTAGATATGTGTGCGTTCGATGAGTTTGGTATGCAGAACCCAAGGGTATGGGGGGAGGTTGTAAGGCCAGCACTATCTGACAGAGAGGGTGCGGCTATATTTCTAGGTACACCAGCAGGTCATAATCACTTTTATGATTTATTCCAGACTGCCAAAGACCAAGCAGAGGAGGGTAATGAACAGTGGTATTATAAAATAGTACGGGCTAGTGAGAGTGGGCTAGTTAAGGATGAGGAGTTAGATGCTGCCAGGACGCAGATGACACCGGAACAATATGAACAAGAATACGAGTGTTCGTTTACTGCTGCTATTATTGGCGCTTACTACGGCAAGTTGTTGGATGCTGCTGATGATGATGGACGTATTACTAGAGTTCCTTATGACCCTATGTATCCTGTGCATACTGCTTGGGATTTGGGGATAAACGATTCCACAGCTATCTGGTTCGCCCAGATTTTCCGTGGCGGCGCGGTTAATGTTATTGATTATTACGAGAGTAGCGGTGTTGGCCTACAGCATTATGCGGATATTCTTAATAAGAAGGAATACATTTATGGCGACCATTTAGCGCCGCATGACATTGAGGTCAGGGAGTTAGGTAGTGGAAAGTCCAGGTTAGAGACAGCCTATAGCCTTGGTATTAGGTTTAGGGTAATACCTAAGATGAAGATAGCCGATGGTATTAACGCAGCAAGGATGTTGATACCTAAATGCCACTTTGATAAAGATAAGTGTGGCGAAGGCGTTGGTTATTTAAAACAGTACAGGCAAGAGTTCGATGAACGTAGGAAAGTTTTTAGAGACCATCCGTTGCATGATTTTACGTCACATGCGGCAGATGCGTTTCGGTATCTCGCTGTGGGTCTCGAAAATAGAAGTAACTTTACGAAACC